CACGCGCAAAGCTTATCTGAGGCGGAAACTTTTCATTACAACGTCTCCGCGTAACGCAGGACGTGAACGTCAATAAAATTGCTATTATAACTACGTATTTTTGCATCCTGAATCGTTTATTAATTTTTGAATTCTCCTGATTTGTTTTTCTGTAGTTTCTGATGATGGCATGCTTTCAATGATCTGCAGAACCTGACTGAATATATTTTGAAATTTATTCAACCTGTTTTCTAAAGATTCTAACCTCTTTCCGTTATCCTCTTTTTCATTGCGCAACTTAGATATTTCGTCGTTTTTATTCAAAATAATTTCAGTGTATTCTTTATTTTTATCCATAAGTTTATTAACAGACTCTAACATATTGTTTACAGCATCTGTAGCAAGTTCCACGTTACTTTTTTCAACATCATTGCCGGCTTTTCGCTTTAATTGTTTAAGCGTGAAAAACATGTATAGATTACCTAATACTGAGGTTGAGAGGACTGATACTATTATTGAAAACATGTTCATTTTACAGTTTTTTAAAAACTACATTAAAAAAAAAGGTTAGAGAAAAGTTCCGTTGCTTTCAACTATTGGAACTTTTCTCTTTCCTTTTATGGCTTACTATGATTCGTCAATAGGTGAATAAATTGCAGCCTGCATTTTACTACGGAACGGCAATGCAACAAATCGTTTTTGGAAATTAAATACATCACCTTTCTGATCAGGATCACTATATTTTGCAAACATTTCGAGCGAGCCATCTGCTTTCATAACTTCATCTTTACTCCATAATATAGAAGCGCAGGTATCGGTTGCAGGTGCAGCAACTGCCTGAAATGCTACCTTTGCGCCGGTTGACGCATTAAAGCGAGGAGTCTGACTATTTACAAAGAATGTAAATCCGAAAATTTTACCGGCAACAATTACTTCTTTGTAAAGTTTAAGATCAGCAGCCATAAGGTCAGCTTCGTGAAGTGGATTTAGCATAAGCGCGAACGCATTCAGGTCGGCATCTAATGCGGTTAATTTTGCACGAATTGAAAGGATATCCTCAAAAGTTAATTTTTTTCTGCCACCAGCTCCTGTCAGTTCTCCGGTAGATGCAATTACAGGAGTAAATGTGCCGTCAGCCTGTGGAGCCCAATAATGAGCGGCAAGCTGAATAGATGCTTTTTGTAAAGCATTTCTGTGGCCACGAACCACTGACTCCATTTTGTTATATGAAGATTCCATTGCTTCGAGGTTACGAACAATTGTACTTTCAGTGTCAAGAGTACGTAACACGATAGTTTTTGCGGAATCAGTTCTTGTAGCTGCCGATATAGGATAAGTTGTATTGTCAATCAATACGTCCGGATCAACTCCGGCTTCTGCAAGATTAAGGGTGTTAAAATCTACTAATTCGCTCATATCACGAGACCAGGAAAGGAAATCGCCTTTGGGATAGAATCCCTCCATTATGATATCAGTCCATAACTCTTTTTGTACACCTGCGAAAAGCATTCCGGGAGCTTTGTCAATATATGACATGGCTGTGCCTGCAACTACTGATGCAGCCATTACTGTAATTGCTGCTATGCTGAAAATTCCTGAAAATATCAGCGCTAAAATCATGTTGAACGCGAAGTTCACTTTGTTAAATCTTTTTTTCATTGTATGTGTTTGTTAAGTTTTAAAAATTGTTTTTGTTTTCGTTCTTTTAGTTCGAACCGAACTTTTTTAGTGTTTATACTCTGCTTTTAATTTTGCAAAAGCATCATGGTCGTTTACTTCCATTGCTTGTAAGCCTTTTGGATCTTCCTTGAGCCATTTCATATAATTCCAGTCTTCACGGCCTGCAGGAGTTTTGTCTCCGGTTTTAGTTTTTGAACTGAACGTTTCTTTTGCCGGCATTGATTCTAACAAGTCTTTTGCTTGTTTATAATCAGTGATAGCAAGCTTAGTGAAACTTTCTTTTCTGTCTGCTGTAATACGACCTTCTTTTATAGATAAGTCCACGAGTTCGGCAGCAAGAGTTTCGCGATGTTCTTTTAATGTTTTTTCGGCTGCTTCTTTTGCATCAGTGGCAGTTTTAAGCCTTGCGCTTAGTTCCATAATGGCTGCATTAAGCTCTGTTTGTTCGGGTTCAATTCCCAAACCAAGAACTTTTGCTGCATCAATGGATAATTTGATTTTTTCCATGTGTGGTTGTGTTTTTTGGTTAATAATTGTTTCTAATGAAAGTTTTATTTCTTCTGATTTCAAAACAGTTTTTCCATCTTTTGCATAAAGCCTGAGAGCTGCTTTATTGGAAGGCACAGCGCATATTGAAGCTTCTAAAAGCTCCCATGATGTTATAACTAATACGCTTCCTAACCCCGGCATATCTTTATATTCTGCATCTAATGGAATAATACCCATTGATGTACCTTTAATAAAGCCACGATCAACCTTACCGGATATTTTTAATGCATCAGGATCTTCAGTGTCGAATTCCGTATCAGCTTTTAATTGGGATCCTGAAACAATAAGATTGTTCCATTTACCAATTACTGAGCGGTCATCATGCGAACTAAGCATAACAGGGTTTTCTTTAAACCTGTCAAATTTGCCACCTGCATTGTTTACCACGAAACCGTGAGCTGTTAATATTGACTCATCATTTAATACGAATGTTGGCATGTTGTTTTTTTTGAAATCAGATATTTAAAGCAGCAAAACTAAGTCGCGATATGTAGGCTTCCAAATAAGTGTCTAAGTGTTGGACGGTTTCATCTAAGTGTTAGAAGGAAATTATTTTTTTGGGCTGTCTTATACGATTTTTGCAGGAAATTTAATGAGTATTATATGTCCTCAAAAAAAAAGCTTCAACCGCGCGATCCTGAAAAATTCGAATATGCATATCTTTTATTTATGCAGGGTGTCTCGCAAAAAGAAATTTGCGAACGGGTAAAAATTTCATCTCCCACCCTACAAGGATACAAAGAGTCCGGCGGTTGGGATACCAAGAGAGCCAGCCGTACTATCAGTATCGACGATTTAGTACAGAAATCATTAAAAAAGATTTCTGATATGTTAGATGCTCAGGACTTTAATGCCGATTCTTTTGCTAAAGCAGTTTCGCAGCTTAAAACACTTAAAACTCATAATACCGTTGATGATGACATTAATACTTTTATGGATTTTCAAGACTATATTATACGCGAACGCAGCAGCAATAAGGATGTTACAGACGAATTGATTAAGTGTATCACAAGTCTTCAGGACAATTATATTCAATACAGATTAGGCGGCAATGGCAAATTTTCGAAGTAATAAAGAATTATGGAATCGTTGGGTTGAGCGCGTTCAGTGGATCAACTCAAAAGATTTTTCATTTCCTGAATCAGAGGAAGTTCAAAGCCTTCGTGTAGATCGGGCGCGCCGTGATTATTCTTTTTTTGTTGAAACTTATTTTCCGCATTTGGCAAGTAAGAAATGTGGTAAATTTCAGCTCGACGCTGCAAATCACTTGCTGAAGCATGATGATATTCGCGCTTTGTTTGAATGGGCCCGGGGACATGCAAAGTCATCACATTTGAGTTTACTTATTGCTTTGTGGCTTAAAATACAGAAGCCCCGCAAGCTGTCTGTAATGGTATTAGTAAGTAAAAGCGAAGATATGGCAGTTCGCCTTTTATCCGATCTACAGGCAGAGCTTCAGTACAACATGGCTTTTATAAAAGATTTTGGAGTGCAGGTTAAATCTGGATCATGGACTGAAGGCGAATTCCGCACTGCCGATGGTTGTCTGTTTGTTGCACTGGGGCGCGGACAAAGCCCTCGCGGATTAAAGGATAGAGGTAAACGTCCTGATTACATCGTGATTGATGATATAGACGATGACGAACTTGTACGCAATCCCCGCCGTGTTAATGATGCTCTCGAATGGGCTTTAACAGCTTTAGCCGGGACCATGGCAATGGGCAGAGGCAGATTTATAATGGTTGGCAACAGGATAGGTAAAGACAGTGTATTGAGCCGTTTCGCTGAACGTCCCGGAATTTATCACACGACAGTGAATGCTTTGAATAAACAGGGTCAGCCTTCGTGGTCTGAAAATTATACATCCGAAGAAATTCGCAAAATGCGTGAGTTCATAGGCGAACGAAGGTTCCAAAAAGAATACATGAATAACCCGATCAATGAGGGCGCCGTATTCTTAAGAAAGCATATATGTTATGGGAAAATGCTTGATTTAAAATATTATAGAACATTAGTCTGTTATACCGATCCCAGCTTTAAGAATTCTAAAACCGCCGATTACAAAGCAACGATGTTAATCGGAAAAACACCTACGGGGGAATTCCATATTATAAAAGCTTTTGCAGATCAGACTTCGGTTACCAATATGGTTTCATGGCATTATACCATTATGGACTATGTTGCCGGAAGGGTTCCTGTACTCTATTACATGGAGGCAAACTTCATGCAGGACTTACTTCTTGACGAATTTAAGACTGTTGGCAATATCACAGGGCATCATATTCCTATCCGCGGAGATCTGCGCGCAAAGCCCGATAAATTCGCACGTATTGAAGCTATGTCACCATTATTTGAAAGGGGATTGGTATTATTAAATGAAAAGGAAAAAGATAGTCCGGGAATGATGGTATTAGTTGATCAATTGCTGATGTTCGAAAAGGGAAGCAAGACAAATGACGATGCGCCTGATGCTATGGAAGGGGCTGTGTGGATGTTGAGCAAAAGAAGCAGAGCCTCCGATGCTACTTATAAATTTGGACTTAGAGAATCACGTAAATTTTAATTATATGAAACTGTTTAAATATTTATTAAAGATTATTGTAAAGCTATTCAAATGGTTGTTTTTTTCGGCATATTCAAAATACATGCAATGGCTACTTGAACAAAAGGTAAAAGAAGCTTTAAGGCGTTCCAAGTTGGAAAACAGGCGATACATTGTAACCATGTTTTTCGGACGACCTAAATGCTATTCTAAGCAAACTCTTAAAAAAGCCATTAAAAAACGCAAGTTTAAAAAAGGTGTAACCATTCAGAACATTGAAGAACATGCATATTTTGTAACTAACATTAATTAAAAAATTATGTCGTTCATAACGTCAACAGAACTTAAGTCGGTAGCCTACGATTACCAGCTTACCGAAATTACCGAAAATTCGCCCGACATCGTTCAAATGGCTATAAACGCAGCCGTGGAAGAAATGACGAGTTACCTCAATCCCAGCGCTCAAAAGCAATGGAAAGACGGCAGACCGCGGTACGATGTCGTGGCTATCTTCGGAGCCACAGGAACTAATCGTAATGCTCTTGTTTTGGAATTATGCAAAAGCATTGCCCTGTATTATATCTGCCGTTTGGCTAATGTAGATATAATTCAGGAACGAGTGCAGGAACGTTACGACCGTGCTGTTGATTGGTTAGAAAAAGTTGCAGGGGTCGGTAAATATGCTAGCGCTCCTGGCATATCGCCAAATTTACCGGTATTGGCAGAAACCAACGAAGATGATTCAATAGTTCCATTTAGGTTTAGTAGTAGAGATAAGTTTGATCACGAAATTATGTAATATGAAAAAATATCCCAAAACAAGACTAAAAACTACAACAACAGAAGTCGCTAAAACAGTTAAAAAGCGTACTGATGGGTATTATACCAAGATTGCTCCTAAAAGCATAAGCCGCGCAAGACAGGACATGGCATCATGGATGTCGGCTCAAAAACAAGCCGAAAATGTTGATACCCCTAAACGCGTATTGATTCAAAAACTTTACAATAATATTCGTATTGACGCATTGCTAAGCTCGCAAATTGAGAATCGTAAGATGATTACTTTATCATCTTCTTTTACCTTAAAAAACGGCGATGCTATAGATGATGCTTCAACCGCATTAATAAAATCATTGCCGTGGGTTGGTGAACTTACTAATCATATTATTGATAGTCGGTTTTACGGGACAACTATAGTGGAGTTACTGACCGATAAACTCGGAAATATTGTACCTGTGCTTATTCCAAGAACAAATGTAATCCCTGAAAAAGGAATTTTATTGTTAGATGAAACTGCAACTACCGGTATTGATTATCGTAATGTAAAGGAATATGGCTCTTGGGTTATTGAATTTGGCAACCCTACTGATTTAGGACTCCTGAATAAAGCAATCCCACATGTTCTTTTCAAACGTTTCGCTCAATCCTGCTGGTCTGAACTCTGCGAGATATACGGCATCCCGCCACGCGTAATGAAAACAAATACTCAAGACGCCAACATGCTCAGCAGAGCTGAACAAATGATGCGCGATATGGGTGCGGCTGCATGGTTTATTATTGACGAAACTGAATCATTCGAGTTCGCTAAGGGCGCTGATTCTAACGGCGATGTTTACAACAATCTTATCCGTTTATGCAATAACGAAATTTCACTATTATTTTCAGGCGCTGTTATCGGCCAGGATACGAAAAATGGCAACGAAAGCAAAGAAAAGGTTAGTATGAACCAGCTTATATCTCTCGCTGATTCCGATAAGAGATATGCTGAAGGTTATTGGAATTCCGTTATACTGCCCGCCTTATATCGTATCGGTTTGCTCCCTGAAGGATTAACATTCGCGTATGATCCGCAGGAAGACATGGCAGAGCTGTACACCCGTACTCTCGGTTTTCTTGATCATTTTACTGTAGATCCCGAATGGATAAAAAATAAATTCGGTATTGAAATCACAGGACTTAAACAGGAAGGAACTCCCGCAAATTTTCCTCCGGCTCCGCAAGACTAAGCGCACAGTTGTCGGAGCTTTACAACAATAAGTGCGGTTGCTGGGGGGGCTTAATTACTCTCTCGGCTTCATCTCACGATAAGCCGAAATTCAATGAGGAAATCTTTAACAATGCCATGCAGCATATTCACGATAAAAAAGGCTATAAACCTGAAATGTTGCAAGATGAACCTTTATTAGCTGTTACAAACGAAACCAACCGCATACTTTCACATGGCATGAGCGCCGGTATTGCCGACAGTACTCCTCCTGAAGCAATGCTGAATAAGTTGAAAGAGGATGTTTTTGTTTTTTCAGGATTTAAAACTCATGCAGAATTAAAGGAGGCTGCAGGTTTGCTTCTTGATGATCAGAATAAGATCAGACCTTTTCAGGATTTCAAAAATGACGTGTTAAGCTTAAATAATACATACAATTCCGCTTATCTGGATGCGGAATACAATTTCGCAATTGGAAGCGCACAGATGGCTTCAAAATGGGCTGATTTTGAAAAAGACGGCGAAAGGTATAACCTGCAGTACAGAACAGTGGGTGATAACAAGGTAAGGGAAGAACATGAGGCTTTAAATATGACCACACTTCCGCTGGATGATCCATTCTGGAATAGTTTCCTGCCTCCGAATGGATGGAACTGTCGTTGCACTACCGTTCAGGTACGTGCCGAAAAATATCCTGAAAGTAACTCTGCAGAGCAAATTGCCAAAGGCGAAAAAGCTACTACTCGTATTGATAAAAAAGGAAATAACGCCGATGCAATTTTCCGCTTTAATCCCGGAAAGGATAAAGTAATATTCCCTCCCAATCACCCGTATTATAAAGTTTCGCAAAATGTGAAGGATGCGATTATAAAAAATAATACTAACGACGACAGTAAATATACTGAAATTAAAACAGACAAAGGACTTGTCAGGATACACGATGACCATGGTAAAAAGGAAACACGTGAAAATACTGAAATCGCAACTTATTTAGCAAATAAATATGAATACAAATATGATTTACTGCCTATCTCACAAGAACAGGGCGTTAATTCTATTGATGCTTATAATGTTACTTTAAAGCGATATGAAGAGTTTAAAGAAAACAATACTGCAACAAAGAACGCAATAGATAAAGCAATACAATATGCTAAGAAAGCTGATTATATTGTTATTAATATTAAGTCGAATATTGACGACGATACTTTATTCGATGCATTGAACGACAGGGTTAAACGTTCAGCAAACATAAAAGAAATAAGAGTTATAAGAAATGGCAATGATAAGCCATACAGTCGTGAAGAAATTTTAAATTTCAAACAAAAAGAGCATAAGTGACCCTATGCTCTTTTTGACGGGGTCAAGGAACGAGCCCTCAACCGTTGCAAAGTTACAAAATAAATTATACCAAAGTCAAATTTTATGGAAAAAAAAATGGCAAACAAAAAAAATCAAACACATGTTTCAGAAAACTTGTGTTTTGAAAAAGGTTTTTATGGTTCATCGCATAGCGATGTAATTAAACAGTTAGGGGAATACCTGAATACTTTAAAGTTTCCCGATTCCGTTCGTTCTGTCAATCTTAATGTTACGGGTATTATTCACGGAGAGTTTAAACCTATTCAATAATGATTCTTCAATACTATTAATTAAATCATTACATTCTTTATGTGCGCAACTATGGGTTTGATAAGTAGTTTCTCCTGTTATTATCACATCAACCTTTGCGCTACAAATAGGGCATTTTATTTTACTTATTTTTTCAATTATTTCGTTTATATATTTATCCATAATATTATGTTTAGTTATTTACTTAAACGAAACTAAAATAATAACGTTTCAATGCAGCAAAATTTTTTTAAAAATATTCTTTCCGAAATCCGCGTAGAGCTTACAGAGGAGTTTGATCTTAACTTTATGCGTAAAGCTTTTTTTGACCAATCCTGGCCTGAAGTAAAAATACCCAATAAAAAAGGTAGTATGATGGCGCGCACTAATACACTTCGCCGTAGCATACGTACGCTAATAAAGGCAAATGCCATTAAATTTACTTCTTCGCTCCCGTATGCTAATATTCAAAATGAAGGCGGAATTATTATAGTTACGCGTAAGATGCAAAAATATTTCTGGGCTGTGTATTATAGCATTGCAGGTAAAACAACCTATTCAATAAAAACCAAAACCATGGCTAATACTAAACGCAACAAAGCGTT